TAACCAACGTGGATATCATCGCGCTGATCGCAACCATCATCGATGGATATGATCTGCAAGACGATTTCACAAGAGTAATGGAGGGCGTGGCAGAGGCGCTGCTAACCATGCACGATGAGCCATGCGGATGCGAAATGTGCATAGCAAGGCGGGAGGGAATGCATTGACCAGACAGGCAATTAAACGAGAGCAGTTCAAAGTGAACCACCTGACATTTGAACTGACCGAAACGACCTACGCAGTAATCGCTGGGGAGGCCGTACACGCAAAGGATCGCAAGCCGCTATTCACGGGCGTCATCACCAAGGGAACCGCAACAGAGCTACGCAGACTGGCTCACCAGTTTGATGAACGGGAGGATAAATTATGACCAATAAAAATATTCGAGGTAGTAAACAAATGTCTCTGGAAGAGCTTAAAGAATTATACAGAGATTTATGCGACCCATCTCTCATAATGGCAGAGGCGCTGTTGTCCAGAATACACAAGCCATACGAGGCCGCAGAATATCTGACAAAATTCGTGGAATACAAAGCAAAGATTATGCTTGAAGAATTATTAGAGGAAGCAGTCGAAGAAGAGGAAAAGAAAAATGATTGTTAAATCTTGGCAATTCAGGGGCTACGAGTGGAGCCAAGACATGCCAGAATGGCTGAAGACAGAATGCTCCAAACGTGCGGGAAGCCCACACCTGTGGGTTCACACGCAGGCAGGGGAGGCAGCCGCAGGATCAGGGCAGTGGATCGCAATCAATATGCGAGGCCACGTCAGCATACACAACACAAAACCAGACGGCTGGGGCAAAGAAATTATCGCAGGCGCGGCCTTCGCAACCCTTGTCGCAGTTGTCGCCATCGCAATGCTATCCCTTTAATCAATGGCAATTAACGGGAGTTGACATCAAGCCCCGCCTCGGCGGGGTTTTTTACCATAAGAACGACAACCCTTTTTTTTAATTTAATTTTGTATTATATGAAAATAACAGGAGGGCCGCATCATGGCGAAAAAAACAACCAAGAAAAAATCTGTCGGTAGGCCGAAGTTTGAAATCACGGAAGAAGTGATGGCAGAAGTTAAAACACTAGCGGGGCAGGGATTGACTGTCGAACAAATCGCTTCCTGCTTGGGTATTTCACCCGCCACCTTCTACAACAGGCAGGCCGAAAACTTAGAGTTTTTGGAGAATATAAAAAGGGGCAGGGCAATTGCCATCTCAAAAGTCACCAATGCCCTGTTTGAAAATGCCACCGTCGAGCGGGATAATGTCGCCATCATTTACTACCTAAATAACAGGGACAAAGAAAACTGGTCGAACAAGCATGAGTTCGCAGCGACTGTCGAGCAGCGAAATATTATAGATTTAACGAGGGTGAGTGATGACCAACTCAACGCAATTGCAGCAGCTTTTGTCCAGTCTAACACTGGAGCAAGTCCGAGCCGAAAAGTACCGCAGGTCATTGAGGGAGTTTACAAAAGCAGCTTGGCCGACGATTGAACCGGGATCAGAATACACTTCTGGATGGCACCTAGATGCAATCAGCGATCATCTTGAGGCAGTAATCGATGGATCGATCAAACGATTGATTATCAATATTCCCCCACGGCATTCAAAGTCGATCTCAACTGCCGTGGTGCTACCAGCGTGGACTTGGGTTACACAACCATCCAAGAAGTTCCTCTATGCGTCCTACAGCGCCTCTCTGTCGATCAGGGACAGCACCAAGTGTCGCAGGCTAATCGACAGCCCGTGGTATCAGGCGCACTTTGGCGACAAGTTCCACTTGAGTGGGGATATGAATCAGAAATCAAGATTTGAGAATAGCGAAAACGGCATTCGATTAAGTACATCAGTTGCTGGGTCACTAACTGGGGAAGGCGGAGACTGTATCGTCTTAGATGACGTAAATAACGTTGTAGAGGCCGACAGTCAAAAGGTCAGGCAGGGCGTCATAGATTGGTGGGATCAGGCCATGCAGAGCCGCCTAAACGACCCTAAAACGGGCGCGTTCATTGTCATACAGCAGCGCGTTAATGAGCAAGACCTCACGGGCCATATTCTTGCAAATGAGCTAGGCAATGAATGGGATCATCTTGTATTACCCGCACGTTATGAGATCGGCCACCCTACTCCAGTGAGATCATCTCTCGGCTTCACAGACCCACGCACAGAAGAGGGAGAGCTTCTCTGGCCTGAGAGGTTCGGAGAGAAAGAACTATCAACTCTAGAGCGCGGTCTTGGCTCTTACGCAGCCGCAGGGCAGCTACAGCAGCGGCCAAGCCCCAAGGGCGGTGGAATACTCAAGGCTTCATGGTGGGTGCCGTGGGAGCGAGAAGACCTACCCGAAGTATCTTATGTAATCCAGTCTTGGGATACAGCCTTTGAAACCAAAGAAAGCTCCAGCTACAGCGCCAGAACAACGTGGGGAGTGTTTAAACACCAAGGATACGACTGCCTGATTGTGTTGGATATGTGGTACGATAAAGTTAACTACCCAGAGCTACGCAAGCTGGCGCAGGAGGCATACGATGACTGGGAGCCAGACGCAGTGCTGATCGAAAAGAAGGCCAGCGGAGCCAGCCTTATCGCTGACCTCAGAATGGCAGGGGTGCCTGTCTTGGCCTACAGCCCAGATCGTGATAAGGTGGCTCGCGCCCACGCATCGTCGGCACTGCTAGAGGACGGCAGAATTTACTACCCAAAACGCAAATGGGCCGAAGATTTGATCTCAATATGTGCCAGCTTCCCAGCGGCAAAAAATGACGATGTCGTTGACACTTGCACCCAAGCGTGGCTAAGACTGAGAAAAGGATGGTTCTTAGGCCACACTGAAGACCCCGACGAGGACGATTATCAAGAACCGCAAAGGATAACTTTATATGGCTGATCCAAATGTAATCCCGTTTTCCGAGGGCGCACCCGCAGATGACCTGATGGTCGAGACCCTTCCAGACGGTGACGTGCTAATCGGTGATCCAGAGCTAGATAATATCGAAGAAAGCGACAGCGGCTTTGACGCAAATCTCGCAGAAGAGATCGACGCACGGGAGCTATCGGCCAAGGGCGCGGAGCTTGTGTCGTATTACGAAAACGATGAAGCCGCCAGAGATGAGTGGAAGTCACGCTACAAGGCAGGGTTGCGTACCTTAGACCCCGATGGGGGCTTAGATGAAAGCGAGGACGAGAGGGCCACCCGTGGCCTGTCCATCGTTGTTCACCCCCTGATCGCCGAAGCGGCAACCCAATTTAACGCCAAGGCCATCGCAGAGCTTTACCCGTCAGGTGGCCCAATCAAGTCGGTCATCATTGGTCAGCCAGACGAAAAAATCGAAGAGCAGGGCCGCAGGGTCAGAGAATTTATGAACTACCAGATCACAGAGGAAATGCCCGAATACTTTCCCGATCTGGATCAAATGCTGTTTCACCTACCGCTGGTCGGTCAGACGTTTAAAAAGGTTTGGTGGGACGTAAACCTCGACAGGCAGTGCAGCCAGTTCGTCAAGGCCGAAGACTTCTGCGTGGCTCCAGATAGCAAAGACCTCTACACATCCCCACGCTACACACACATCATCAGAATGCCGAAAAACGAATATAATCGCTATGTTCAAAACGGCTACTACCTCCAGACAATCGATGACGGCAGCGAAGATATCGATCCAGCCGACAGCGTAATTGGCGAAATCGAGGGCGTCGATGAATACGACAACAACGATGACGTAATCACACTGCTGGAAATGCACCTCTATGATCTGTTCGACGGCATTGATGGCGAGGAAATGGATGAGGACGATCAGGACGATAACGCTGTCGCCCTGCCCTATTGCATCACAATCGATTACGACAATCAAAAGATCGTGTCGGTCAGGCGCAATTGGCGCGAGGACGATGAGCTAAAGAAACGCCGCGACTGGTTTGTGTCGTACAAGTTCCTGCCGGGTTTAGGCTTTTATGGCTTCGGCCTCTATCACATGATTGGCGGTCTGGGCAAAGCAGCGACAGGATCGCTTCGCGCCCTGCTCGACAGTGCCGCATTCAGCAATATGCAGGGTGGGTTCAAGCTGCGTGGTCGTGTCACTGGCGGCGATCTGCAAGTATCTCCCGGTGAATTTGTCGATCTCGACAGTACCGTCGATGACGTAACGAAGGCCATTATGCCTTTGCCGTTTAAGGAGCCAAGCAGTTCGTTGTTTAATTTGCTGGGCTTTATGGTCGATGCGGGACAACGATTTGCGTCCACAGCCGATCTAAACGTGGGTGACGTAAATCCCAACGCGCCGGTCGGATCGACGGTGGCCCTGATTGAGCAGGGATCAAAGGCGTTCAGCGCAATTCACAAGCGCCTGCACTACGCGCAGGGCCAAGAATTTAAAATGCTGGCGGCTCTAAACGCAGAAAATCTGCCAGAAGAGTTTACGTTCTCACGGGCTGGCGCAGCCGAAACGATCTATGCAGCCGACTTTGATGACCGCATTGATATCGTGCCTGTGTCCGACCCCAACATCTTTAGCACCGCCCAGCGCATCGCGCAGGCACAGGCCGTGCTGCAAATGGCGCAGGCCGCACCGCAACTGCACGATATGTACGAGGCGTACAAGCGGATGTACGAGGCGATCCGCATTCAGAACATCGATGAAATACTGAAAAAGCCAGAAGAAGCTGTCCAGATGGACTGCATCGATGAAAATATGAGCGTGATGTATGGCAAGCCAATTCGTGCCTTTATTGAGCAAGACCATGAGGCGCACATCGCGGTGCATATGCAGTTCCTGCAAGACCCATCTTTGGCAGGCAACCCCGGCGCTAAGACCATGCAGCCGATCCTAATTGCCCACATAGCGGAGCATATCGCGCTGCTGTACCGCCTCAGAATGCAGGCAGGCGTGGCAATGGAACTGCCCCCACTGCCCGACTTTAAAGACCCCGACTTCAAGTTTGAGGACGTTGATCCAGAGCAGGATCGCATTATCAGCCAACGGGCCGCAGAAGTGGTTAGGGCCGCACCCCAAATGAAGCAGATCGAAGCCATAAGGGGCGTGGGTCAGCAGGGCCAAGGTCAGGGCAATCCGTTGGAATACGCGCAGCAATTGGCAAAGCTGGAGACCGAAGCCCTCACGGCCAGAACGCAGGCGCAAATTGCTGCCGATCAGGCCAAGGCACAGTCCAACATTCAGATCAAGCAGGCAGAGGCCAAGCAGGATATGCAGATCGAAATGGCAAAAGCGCAGGCCGACTTGCAGGCCAAGGTCACAAAGCTGGAGGCCGAATTGCAGCTTGAGCGAGAGAAGAACGCCGCGAAAATTCAAATGGAGGCAATGAAGAATGTACCCCCCGCGATCCTATAATTTGCCCCCGATAAATCCTGCGGCCTTCGGCGGTCAGCCGACAGAGCAAGCGCAGGGTGGTCAGCCCCCACTTTCCTCCCAGAGTGGGGGTCAGCCACCCATAGATATGAATAAATATTTAATGAATAAAGTGGCAGAGATTCGGCGGCGCATGGGCGCTGGTGACATGGGTGCGCTGTCGGCCATATCAGACGCCGCACAGGTTCCAGTACAGCAGCAGCCCCCCATGCAGGGGCCACCCCAACAACAGGGAATGGCGTGATGGCGGCTCTTGACGAAATTACTGGACTTGATCAGCTTCTATTTTCTGGTGACGTTAATATTCAGCCACAAAGTCTGGGCAACTATTCTACTGACGTTAACTTGAGAAAAACATTTGATGTTAATGATGGTAGCGTCACACCGTCACTTGGCTATAATCTCACAAAAAGTAGGTTTAAGACGCAAGACAGCGAATACATGTCGCCTGATGGTAAAGCGTCTGATGAGACAATTCGCATTGGTCTGGACGGCGACACAACTTTTGGCCCACTAGATTTAAGTGGAAGCGCCACAGTCGGCAGGACGCAAGGCAGAAGTTCTATCACTAATGCTTTTGGTCAATATAATTTCTCAAATGAAAATACATTTACAAAATTAGGCGCTGCGGCAAAGATGGGCGCGTTTGATTTTAACGTCAGCAGGCAGAAATCAACGGGCATGGAGCCAGTATATTCTGGGTCGCTTGGAATAAACATTGGCGATGGTGGCCGTATCAGCTACTCTGACAGCAATATGGGCGAACCGAGAATTGACGCCAGATATCGGATGGAGTTTTAGAGATGTGCGGTGGTGGATATGGAGAAGGTGACAGCAACAATGATGGAAAAGAAGGCGGCTTTCTGGATTTCTTCAGAGACATCACAGACGGTGGTGGGCCGGGTCGATCTGGCGCACGATTTAGTAGCAGAGACACAGGTGGGCTAGACCAAAACCAAGACAATTACATCTCTGAGCAAGAATATCAGAGGGGCCAAAGTAATTCTGAATCTAATGCAGATCGCGGTATTACTGGCGAGATTGGCGATGCGTACAATAACTCTAGGGGCGCTATCAGCAACTTCTCAAATTCCTTCGGCGCACTGCCACGGGGATCGATACGACAAGAGGCTGCATTAGGGCCACAATATGGAACGCCAATAGAGACAAAAAATATGGTTAGATATTTGCAGATGGGTGGATTGCCGGGCGCTGCTATCAGGGGAGTTAGTGGGTTTTTAAACCCAGCAATAAATGACGCCAGAAACATGGCTATGGCTCCAGTTCGTGCGTACAGAGGCGAGGGCGCACCGCCCAATCCTGTTGTCACACCAGAGCAGGCGGCAAGAAGTTATGACAGCATCTTTAACACTGGCGAAAGAATTGTTCCGCAGAATGTTATACAAGGCACAAGGTCTTTAAATCCACGTCTGGGTCAGCCAATGGCGATGCCTGCGAATGTGCCTGTGCCTACTGTCTTAGACAATTATTTTGATTACAATACATCAGAAAAAGATGATTACATAGTCCGTGATAATGGTGACGGGACTTATTATGTTAAATACCCAGACGGGGTGGAAGCCATACACAATTTAACACAAATTACAAATCTTGGACTTATCCCCACATAGGAGACCGACATGAACCCCGACCTTGAACTAATTAGAAACTACACAAACGCTCTGGTCACGGCTGGTATTGATGCATCTCAAATATCTGACGGTGTTTTAGAAGTTGTTCGGCAGGCGAGACAAAAGTTTCAGCAAGCGAAAGAGCAAAACATTCCCCTTGAGAATTTACAGATTTTGCCCGAAGATCAACGCGCAGCAATGCAGTCTGTATTGTACGAAATGGAACGCTCTATGGCAGCGTCCAGCGCACCATTGGGCCGTCCAGACTTTGGCACAGGCACACCACCTGATATGTCCATGCCGCAGACAATCCCCACGCAGCGGGAGCCGTCAATGACGCAGTCCGACATGGATCGCGCAATGGCAAATAATAAACTGGCCGATGAAATGGCACCAAACTACGCCCTGCCAACATCGCTACGCCCAAAACCACGCCCAGCAAATCTAGGCACAATGGGACAGACGCGCCCACAACTACGACCATAAAGGAGGCCGACATGGCACAGGTAGAAGTCGAAAACATGGAAGACAATGCAACCCTATTCTTGCAGAAAATGGGCTTCCCGCATGACGCAGACGGCCTTGATCTGTCCGAAGATCAATTGGTTAACTTCCTGCTGCTGTGCCATCAGGCGATGGTTGGAATTGATGACGAAGATGCCATGTACGAAGACGATTACGAAGACGTTGACGAAGAAATGATGGAAGTGCCAAGCGGCAAAGACATGAAAATCAAGGTTATGAAACTTGATGGCGGCAATGTCCACGACATGATGAACAAGCTGCTTGGCGGTCACTAATGCCCGTTATGAAGGTCAAGGGCGGCTACCGCTGGGGCAGCA